CTTCCCCAGCTTAATCTCTTGTGGTCGAACTTTACGAAACCACTTACCCGCAGCGATGTAGGCAGAGTTCGTGCAAGCCGCCTCAAAGGCTGCACGCTCTGCTCGGGTAACAAATCCATCGCCTGGTTGGGCATCATCATCAGGAATCAGCCTGAGGTCAAGCCAATCGCCCACCAAGCCTCGGATTCGCCGCAGTGCGCCTCTCTCCATGGCCACTGCGGGTGTCTGCAAAGTTCGAACGTATTTCCATGGGTTATGAGGCCCTTCGTGCTCAGCATTCTCGCACAAATAGAGTTCCTTCAGAGCTGCCCTACACCACTTGGGAACCCGAAGGCGCCCCTTGCAAGGGTGTCCAAGGCCACCAATGGCGGCAGGGAGCTCTGCAGGACGTGCCTTCTTCATTGCAATCTTCCGCTGTGTGTGGTAGATTGTCCTTGCACAGCGTGCAAGTCGATTGAACGAAGAAGCATCCACAGAATGCTGACTCATAACCCCATTACCTTCCCTAACGAACTCCTTGAGCGACGGAGGCCTAAAAGACCTCATTCCCTTACCCTCACGGTCGGTGAGGGCATAAGCTTCACAGAACACAAAGCCTATGCGGGAACGGAAAGACTTCCGCTCATGGAGTCCGCTTCCTATAGCCTGAGCCCTTTGGCTATAAGAAGATACGCTGTTGGGATGAGTAACAGCCGCAAGGTCATCTCCACAGATAATCCTATGCGGGCCAAGTCTATCACTCATCCAATGATTAAGCAGACTAAGAATCGTGAACGAACAAGGAGTTCCCATAAGGGAACCACGAGTCTTAGGGACAAGAACTGCTCCATCAACAACATCGTATTTATTTCGGCAAATAATTGCCTCATTTTCAGTCATGTCCGACAGATGGTAACGAACATAATGTACATCTCTTCCAACTCCGAGGGATTCTCGGAGTTCCGATACCAGGTGCGGTGCAAGTCCTGCACGCCTGATACCGTCAATGACGGCAGAGATAGCATCATGGCCGAAACCATCCGTGGCACAAGTAAGATCGGCGGAAAGCCAAACCTTACTATCATGACTGCCTGTAAACAATCTCGAGAGAATTCCATCTTCCGTATGCGGTGCATAAGGAAGGATCTGAGGAATTCGAGAAAGGACTACAGGCCAGAGGACCTGTCTAACAAGGTCACCTCTGGTGAAGCAACTTGCCGGCGGGATAGTAATGATCCGCGCCTTCATCCCCAATTCTGCGATAACGGACGCATGGTGTATAACCTTCACCCCTACAGAATCTCGGAGCAACTTACCAGTTGCGTAGGTAAGCTGAGACTCTGCATCATCGACAATGGGATGAAGTGCACCATGCGCGACCCGTTTCCGCTTGGGCCCACGCTCGAGATGAGCAGCAAGGGGGGAGGTTTCTGCAGGTGGTCTCGGCTTCCCGCCGAACCTAAGTCCGGCGAGGATCTCACTAAAGGTATCTTGCTCAGATTCCTTTATGAGGTCCGAGACCACTGCATTATAACCACCCTTTGCCCTGCCTCTCTCAACCGTGGCTGCAGCAGACGAAGGAACGGATATGGAAATATTCTTCTTGAACCCACCTCGCAACAGTGTGTAAACGTGATGCTTGATATCCTCCAGCAACTTAGGAGGAGTCACGTGTCTACTGCGAAGTGTTCGCACATGTTGGGTTACAGCTTCTCTCTGAACCGACTTAGGAGCGCATGGAAGTGCGCGTGCAAGCCTGCTGAAAGCAAGTTTGCCCTTAACATCAAGTCGGCTATCAAGCCAGAAGAGAAGCCGTCTTGGGAAATATCCAGAATGATGGACGCGACGCTGCTCCAACGAGGAAGCGCGCAACTCACCACAGATGTCTTTCAGACATCTAGCAGTTGCAAGCCAGCCGTTTCGCAACGACGAGCGTGTCAACCACCTCCGGATTTCCCAAGAACCATCACGGGTTCCAAGACCACAAGAGATCAAGCCACACCAAACAGACTTCCACATCTGTTTGGTAGGACCATCAGTTCGAAGACTAGGGACGCCACCTCGCGACCTACGTGCACCGGCTACTTTGGTAGTCGGGGCAATAGCGCGCTTGGTGGCAGGGCCCTTAACCTTCACATACGGGTACGACGGTAGTCGCACACGAATGATTCTGTCAA